GCCACGTTAAGTCTAGTTCTCTCGTGATTGGAGATCCTTCGACCGAAACAGAAACCAGTTGGCGCGCGGCGTCATCACAAGAGATGATACCCTGCGCTTCCATGTAAAAAGAATCAAGCCACATGGACAGCAGCTCGGCTCTAGCGGAGAGATTCTCCCAGAACTCGAGCATGTACTGTGCAAGCAGCTTACGCCAGTCGTAAACGTTAGCGATGCGCTTGTCAGTACTACCTAATCTACTCATCATATCGGGTTTCGGTCTGATAGGACTTCCATCGGGAAGATAGTAAGTAGAGAGGAATTGAAAGGCTCCTGCGAAGACATACTGGAAACGTTTCGAGTATTGTCTCATATGACCATAGGCTTCACTCAGATCGGATAGGACTATCCAATCAGGTGACTTGCCTCCTTCTGGCGAAAACGCTGAGGAGTTGTGGGTGGTGGAACGCTTCTGTAATGTGCGTCTCGAGTGGTCTGGACAGTATTCGAAGATCTTTGGCACAGCGACCTTGACGAATGGGTCTAGAGAAACTCCGCACTTCTCGGGGTGGATAATTAACCCATACACGTCCCCTGCGAAGGCTGCGAAGGCATTCTTGATCTTATGCAATCGCGCGAGTCTTCTAGTAACACCAGTGACACCGAGCTCCATACCAATGGAAGCGTCGTCACCCAGGTTGAAGAAAAAGCGAACTTTATCCCCTTCCGCATCGAGTTTTTCCTTGTAGAAGATACTAAACCTCCAAAATACAAAGCACACGACGAAACAGTCGACAAGTGTGGTAAACCCACTACCAGAGGGTACACCACCTTTCTTCCTGTATATGCGTCGATCAGGCCCAATGATGTAAGAATTGATGAAATTATGCTCAAGATACGCCAATAAGGCAATATGCATATCATCAAGAACCATGAGTTTCCTAATCGTTGCGAAGGCCAACTTGATCAAAGCCGCAGAAACCGTAGCGTCTAGCGTCTCGAAGTCGATCTTAATTGTGCCACCAATTCCCTGGAGGTTCTCCAAGACGTAGGCGTTGTGGCTGGGATCCCATTTGTTGTATCCAACAAATATCCTAATGATTTGTTGCTTCATCA